CTATAATTCATATCGTTATAGTAGGGGCTTGCGCCCCTACCCCTTGCTAGTCGGCAGATTGCCTGATAAAATCGCTGATTGCACGCAGTGCGCTCTTGTTAGCTTTCGTTAACGATTCTATATCGTTCTCTGAGAGCTTGAGAGCTGCGCCGATAAAATCAGCGTGAACGTCTTTTTTGATGGGGCTTTCGCCGTTCTTGGTTTTATATTCTTTAGCGATATAAACCTTTTCACGGCTGAGCTTCGCTACAATTGAGCGAACAGTCTTGCCAACTTTTGCGGCAATTTGCTCAACCGTAACACCGGCCTGATAGTCGGCCACAATCTGAGCAGTCTGCTCAGGGGTATAGTTCGGGGCTTTGGCTGTTGCCATTTTCGCTACTCCGTAGTGGTTGAAAGAAGCTCTAGTATAGGCCAATCGAGCAGCAGCATCAACTACCATTCGTCAGCCGATTGGCGGTAGTTGACTAACTGCTAGGTCTATGATATACTAGGGGCGGTTATTAGACGTTATGTAAATTATAGCGGTGGGGCCCCCGCTTACGGCCTATCATTAAAAATTTTTTGAAAAGGTCAAGGTGCCAAAATCCACGCTAGACATACAACTACCACCCGTGATATACTCCAATAAACTGGAGAAATCAATGACTACACACCTACCAGCCGAAACCCTACAAATCTCACCAGAAGCCCTGGAGGTAGCCAACTGCTATCTTCAATTAAATGATGCTAAGCAGGTAGCACACGAGCTACAGTTAGAGCCCAATCAAGTTACACAAATCTTAGGTCGCCGCGAGGTCAAGCAGTATATTGATCAAGTATTTTTTGACATGGGCTATAACAACCGATTTTTAATGCGTCAGGCAATGGATGCTCTAATCAAGCAGAAGTTTAGTGAGTTAGAGGAAGCTGGCGTTGGATCTAGCAAAGATATTGCAGACCTTTTACAGATGAGCCATAAAATGTCAATGGACTTACTAGACAAACAACTGCAATTAGAGAAGCTGCGCACACAAGCCCCAGGTCCACAAAAGCAGGTAAATGTTCAAATCAACGACGACGGCAGCAAGTACAGTCAACTTATACACAAACTGGTTAGTGGTGACGGCATATGAGCCCACTGTGGTTCACCCTAAGCTGTATCGGTCTTAGCATCCTTATAACAATAGCACTAGCGGAACTCATCCATGCTCGTAGTAAGCAGAAATAACGTAGAAACAGAGTACATTAAGGAGTTTGATCCCGCCAAAAGATTTATCAAACTGCCCATAGACAACTACTTGCGGCTCTTAAACCTCTACGATACCATTAATCGCCCACAGATTGCACTAATCAATGCGGTCAATGACCCACAGTATAGATTTATATGCGCTGCACTTGCACGCAGACTAGGTAAAACTTACATAGCCAATGTTATAGGTCAACTGGTAACACTAGTACCCAACAGTAATGTGCTTATTATCAGTCCTAACTATAACCTCAGTGCAATCTCATTTGAGCTACAGCGTAGACTGATCAAGCATTTTGACCTGGAAGTAACACGTGATAACCTAAAGGATAAGATTATTGAGCTGTCAAATGGCAGCACAATACGCATGGGGTCTATTAGCACTGTTGACAGTACTGTTGGTCGCAGCTATGACCTGATCATCTTCGACGAGGCTGCACTCAGTGAGCATGGTGAGGACGCTTTTAACATAGCACTGCGTCCAACACTAGACAAACCGTCAGCAAAAGCCATCTTTATTAGCACACCACGTGGTAAAAACAACTGGTTTAGTAAGTTTTGGCAGCGTGGATTTGATCCTAACTTTCCAGAATGGGTGTCACTACAAGCAGATTATTCGGAGAATAGCCGCATGGCACAGTCGGATGTTGATGAGGCACGCAGATCTATGAGTAAAAGTGAGTTTGAGCAGGAATATATGGCCAGTTTTACTAGCTACTTGGGTCAAATCTATGAAGGATTTAGAGCTGAGTATGTATTAGAGGAGTTGCCAGACCTACGTGGCGAAACAATTGCAGGCCTAGACCCTGGCTATAAAGACGAAACAGCTTGGGTAACTATTACCTACGACTATAATACCGATTGTTTCTATGCCATACAGGATTATTGCGAGTCAGAGCGTACTACACGTGAGCATGCCGAGCATTTTAGAGGTTTTATTGACCAGTATGGCGTAGAAACTGTATTTATTGATAGTGCAGCAGCACAATTTGCCGCTGACCTAGCCTACAACTACGATATTGCTACTACTCGTGCTAAAAAAGATGTATTACCAGGCATTGCATACGTGCAAACACTAGTGCAACAAGGCAGATTTAGGGTACATCATAGCTGCCACCACGTTATAGCCATGCTAGATCAATATCAGTGGGATGATCGTGATGGTCTAGCACGTGAACGGCCTAAGCACAACAAGTATAGTCACATGGCTGATGCTGTCCGTTATGCACTTTACAGTTATTTAGTATAGGTGGTAAAATTTATGGTTGCACTAGTGCTACCCTTTAGTATATAATCTAAAAATCAAAATGGCAAAAAACACAAACAACCGTATAGCTGTTAAATGGGTTAGAGACAAAGCCAAGGCTGCATACACCAAACAATCTAGTTGCTACATTTGTGGCGGTACTAATGACCTAGAACTGCATCACCTGCACAGTATAACCAACCTGTTATATAGCTGGGCAGATCAACATGGTTATGATATTAGTACTGACAGTGGTATCTTAGCTGTTCGTGATGATTTTATTAGTGAGCACTATCATGAGTTATATGAACTGGTTTACACACTCTGTAATCGCCATCATGTAATGCTGCATAGTGTTTATGGTAAAATACCCACGATTAGTAGTGTACCTAAACAGCGTACCTGGATTGAAACGCAGAAATCTAAAGTTAGTGGTGTAGTGGTAGCTAAGCGTGGTGGATTCTTTAGCCAGTTTACCTAGGAGTGGGTATGAGCAGACTGGAAAGATTACGTGAGTGGGTAGTTGAAAAACTAAATCCTGCTCAAGAACGCATTAGTCAAGACGAAGGTAGCAGTGTAGGTAGTACACAACCATACACTTATAAGCTATTCTTTCGCGACGTAGACTGTGTAAATGTAGCTGTGCGCAAGGTAGTAGATGCCTGCGCTAGCTTAGACTATGATATACGCGACAAAGCACACGATGGTGTGGTAGTTGGCCTACGTCAAAAGCAGTTAAACACACTGCTTAACTTTAGACCAAATCCCTATCAAAGTGCACAAGAATTTCGCAAGAGCATATTTACTGACTTTTTATTAGACGGCAATGCTTTTGTACACTTTGATGGTACATTTATGTATCATCTACCATCAGATAAAGTTGAAATCTTAACTGATAGTAAAACGTTTATTAGCGGCTACAAGTATAATGGCACTGTAATATTTCGTGAAAATGAAGTATTTTACTTTAGAGATGTTAATAGCGAGAGTATTTATCGCGGTCAGAGCAGGTTATCGGCAGCGCGTCAAAGCATAGACATACTCTACAACATGCACGAGTTTCAGCAAAACTTCTTTAAAAACGGTGCTGTGTTTGGCATGGCCTTAGCCACAGAAAATACACTATCGCAAGCTGCCAAAGAAAAAACTTATCAGTATTGGGCACAGCGATATAATCCGCGTGCTGGTGGACGCAGACCAATTATCCTAGATAGTGGACTGAAACCTGTTAAGCTGCAGGACGGCAACTTTCAAGACCTAGACTTTGATCAGGCAATTGCTCGTCACAGTGAGCGTGTAATGACAACCATAGGTGTGCCACCTATATTATTGCAGGGTGGTAACAATGCTAACATTGCCCCTAATCTACGGCTATTTTACCTGGAAACAGTACTGCCAATTGTTAGGCTACATGTTTCCGCACTGGAAAGATATTTTGGATATGACGTGGCAGAAGTAACTAGCAACGTTAGTGCACTACAGCCTGAGCTAAAGGATGTTGCAAATTATCACAGCACACTAGTTAACGGCGGCGTTATAACTCCAAACGAAGCCAGAATAGAATTACGGTATCCTACCATAGCTGGAAATGATACCCTAAGAATACCTGCTAACATTGCAGGTTCAGCAGCCAATCCATCAGAGGGTGGTAGGCCTAGCAACTAAGAGGAGTAAGATGGATATAAAAAACAAAGTACTCTATTTTGACAGCAAGTTTACTGCCAAGGCTGCCGGCGAGGACGATGACAGTATTATAATTGAAGGTTATGCTTCAACTAATGATCGGGATCGTCAAGGCGATGTAGTTCCAGCAGGAGTTTGGAAAACAGGTATGTCAAATTACCTGAAAAATCCAATAATCTTAGCATATCATAATCACCAAATGCCAATTGGCAAAATGATTGATTACAAGGCTGATGAGCGCGGACTGTGGATTAAAGCACAGATTCCCAGTGAAGTTGGCGATGTGTATAAATTGGTCAAAAAAGGAATATTAAGTGCGTTTAGCATAGGGTTTAGGGTCAAGGACGCTGAGTACGAGCAGGCCAGTGAAACCTTTATGATTAAAGACCTAGAACTACATGAAATTAGTGTAGTTAGTGTACCTGCAAATCAAAACACATTATTTAGTTTAGCCAAGGCATTTGATAGTGCCGAAGAGTTCGAGTTATTTAAACAGCAATTTGCCGAAGTTAAGGAATCAGCTAAAGGGCTAGAGCCGTCTACGCAAGCAAATAGCGATACTACAAAGGAATGGAACATGGATCCAAAAGAGTTAGAAAAATTGTTAGCAGACGCTGCTGCTAAAGCCGCTGAGCAAACAGCTCGTGCTGTTGTTGAGGCACAAGCCAAAGCTGCTCAAGAAGCTAAGGCCAAAGCTGATGAAGAAGCTCAGCTACAGGCAAAAATTAAGGCTGCTGTTAGCGCCGTTCAAACAGTTGACACAGGTGCAGAAAAGCTATTAGCTGAAGTTGAAAAGCGCCTAGCCGAGCAAGCTGACAGCCATAAGAGCGCCCTAGAGGGATTAGAAACTGCTCTACGTGAAAAAGCTGCTGAGTTAGAAGCTATTCAAAAGAGCCGCATGCAGTTTACTGATACCAAGAGCGGTGGTATTGAGTACGCAGAAAAAGAGCGTGCCGTTCTACTAAGCAAGATCACAGGCAAGAGCATTGAAGATACTAACTTTGGTCGCAGCATTGTTACCAAGTATAGTAGCGATAACAACGCTACACCTGCTGGTGCTGGTGGTCAGTTCCGCCTATGGAGTGCAACCTGGGAAACAGAAGTTAGCACAACTATTGAAAACGAAGTACGTCGTCGCCTAGTAGTTGCCGGTACACTACGTAGTGTTCCTATGACTAACCCAATTATGAAGGTGCCTTTAAATCCAGAAGCAGGATACGCAACCTGGGTTACAAACGCACAGTTTGGTACAAGTAACAGTAGCGGTGCTACAGCTACACATCGCTTAAAAGAGCTAACACTCAACAGCTACAAGCTAGCCACACGTGAGTACATTGCCTTTGAAGAAGATGAAGATGCATTAGTTGCTATTCTACCAGTTGTTCGTGATGCAATGATCCGCCGCATGGCTAAGAGCGTTGACAAAGCAATGCTAATTGGAGCCGGTGCAGGTAGCGATCCTATCACAGGTCTAGCAGTTTATGATGCTAGCAGTGCAGTTACTCTTGACCTAAGCGATATTGCTGCTGGTACAGCTGGTGCTGGACTAACAGCCGCTAAGATTCAAGCTGCACGTAAAGATCTAGGATATTGGGGTCTAGAGCCCAGCGAGCTAGTTGTGTTCGTTAACACACAAAGCTACTATGAGCTACTAGAAGATGCCAACTTCCTAACAGTTGATAAAGTTGGTGATCGTGCCACACTATTAACAGGTCAGATTGGTTCAGTTGGTAATACACCAGTTATCGTTAGCGCAGAGTTTGCT